CAAGGCCGACCGAGAGCAGGCAGAAATGACCGCGTGGCGGAACGTGCGCGACTGGGTGCTGGCACAAATGGCGCTGATCGAATCCTGTGATGTGCCGATGCAGCAGATCTTCCTGCCGTATATGGCAGATGATCGCGGCCGGACGGTGTACGAGCTGTATGCCGCCGGGCAGCTCGCACTCGGCGCGGGGGAGGATGCATGATGCTGCGCACACAGGAGACACTTGACGGCGAGATCATCGTTGACAGCTTTGCCGGTGGCGGCGGCGCGTCCACGGGAATTGAGCTGGCGCTGGGGCGAATCGTCAATGCGGCGATCAATCACGACCCGGCAGCGATCCGGATGCACGAAGCGAACCATCCGTACACGGAGCATTACCAGGCATCTGTCTGGGATGTAGATCCGGAGGCGGTCTGCCGAGGTCGGCCGGTGGCGCTGGCATGGTTCTCGCCGGACTGCAAGCATTTTTCAAAGGCAAAGGGCGCGGCGCTTGTTGACCGCAAAATCCGGGGCCTCGCGTGGATCGTCCTGCGCTGGGCGGCGAAGGTGCGCCCGCGCGTCATCATCCTTGAAAACGTCGAAGAGTTCCAGACGTGGGGGCCGGTGCGTAAGGGGAAGCCGGTAAAGAAACTGGCCGGTACGACGTTCCAGAAGTTTGTCGGGCAGCTTCGGGCACTGGGATATAGCGTGGAATGGCGCGAGCTGGTGGCAGCCGACTATGGTGCGCCGACTACCAGACGTCGGCTGGTGCTGATTGCCCGCTGCGACGGACGTGCGATCGTCTGGCCGGAGCGCACACACGCCCCGCGAGACAGTGCGGAAGTGCGCAGCGGAAAACTGCTGCCATGGCGCAGCGCCGCGGAGATCATCGACTGGTCGCTGCCGTGCCCTTCGATTTTTTCGACGAAGGATGAAATCCACGAGCGGTACGGCATTTCCGCCGTCCGGCCGCTGGCGGACAACACCATGCGCCGCATCATTCGCGGCGTGGACAAGTTCACGATCAAATCCGGGGCGCCGTTCATCGTTGAGTGCAACCATTCAGGAGGTGGGCGCGTCACGGATAGCCAAGAGCCGTGTAAAACGATTACGGCTTCCTCCTGCGCGTGGACAGCGAGAAAGGCATCGCCTTTTTCGAGGCGGATGGCGGCATCTGGCGTCTGGAAGCGAAACGCAACATCGCTGAGTATTTCGAGCGCGGCCTGAAAGACCTGATTGAACAGGGCAAGGTCGTCATCATGCAGTGATTCGATAGCACACTGGGCGGGGGAACTCGCCCGGTGCTCTGAAAGGAGGGCAACCATGAAGATCTATATATCAGGGAAAATCGCCGGCGATCCGGACTATAAGGGGAAATTTGCCCGAGCGGCTGCACAGCTTGAGCGGCTGGGCGCGACGGTCATCAATCCGGCCACAGCGCCGGAGGGGCTGGACAAGCTGGACTATATGCGCATCTGCTTCGCTGAGATGGAGGCGGTGGACTACGTCGTGTTCCTTCCGGACTGGTCGTCTTCGGATGGCGCGAAGCTGGAACGCGCGTGGTGCGACTATGTCGGCGTGCCGACGGCGAATTGGGACGCTTTTCGGGTAGACATGCTTGTGCGGAAGTCGCACGGCTGCACATTCCGCGAGCTGCTGGCGCTGGAGCATCCGAACGCGGTGGACGAAACCTGTATTGGCGGGTGTTTTGGATGCCCGAATACCTACGGTTACGAGCCGAAGAACAAACCGTGCCCGCATGAACATGTTCATCAGCGAGAGGTAAAAGAAGTACTGTGCGCGGCCTGTTGGGATCGTATCGTCCCGGGAAGTGAGGCGCTGCACAATGAGTAAGGCCGTACTTATCAGCATCCGCCCCAAATGGTGCGAGCTGATCGCCAATGGCACAAAGACCGTTGAGGTGCGCAAGAGCCGCCCAAAGCTGCACACGCCGTTTAAGTGCTATATCTACTGTACGCAACCGAGATACCCGCACGAGGACTATATCGAGACGGATTATCCAAAGCCGCAATTTTACGGTGGCGGTAAGGTCATCGGCGAGTTTGAGTGCTATGACACTGTCCACCTCCTCCGTTTTGGCGGTAGCGTCAGCCCGGAGAGATATGGCATATGCTTGCCGGATTGGAGCGTTGTCCCGGCGGACGAGATCTTTGATGACGCCTGCTTGACCCGCGATGCGGCCGAGGCGTATCTCGGCGGGCGGGAAGGCTGGGCATGGCGCATATCAGGCTTGCGAATCTATGATAAGCCTCGCGCACTGAGCACGCTTTGTCGTCCGTATGAGTGCGATGATTGCGATGCGAAATGGGCAACTGACTGCAACGCTTGCCATGACAAGGGCAAAATCAAGCGCCCACCGCAGAGCTGGCGCTATGTGGAGGTGACTTAATTGGACTGGAAGCGGGAGGCGGCCGATGAGCTGCGCAACTACATGAACCGAAAGGCGGCAATTGCAAACATCAGCGGTCAGATCGCTGACCTGGCGACAGAGATCACAAGCATCCGCAGCGCATCGGCGGACGGCAGCCCGGTCGCCGGTGGCTCAAACGGCAGGGACGATGCGATCGTCAACAACATCCTGAAACGTGAGCGGCTGGAAGAGGCGCAGCGCTTGACCGAGAACCGGGTGCGCCGCGTGGATCGTGCCTTGAATCAGCTCTCTGAGCGGGACAGGTGTGTGCTGCAGCGCTTTTACATCACGCCGTGTATCGGCGGCGTCGAGCGGCTGTGCCGGGAATTGGCCATCGAGAAGCCAACAGCATACCGTTGGAAAGACCGCGCACTGCGGAATTTCACGATTATCATGTATGGCCTCACGGAGAGCTGACGAAAAGATGAGAAAAAAGTGAGACGATTTTTTCGAAAATCTGTGTTAAAGTGATATCGCGGGATTGCGAGAGAGACCGGTCCCGCAAGTCACTTTGTGATATACCTCTCTTCCTTTGATCCTTTTGCAGAATGTACGCATGGCTTTTTCTCTTGTCTCTGTCAACTCCGGTTTTCTAATGTCTCTCAACAAAGCAAAGCACCGGCCCGGTTTCGGGTTCGGTGCTTTGTGCATTCTGGTGCGGTTATGAATCTGAAACAACTTACCTACAAACTGCAGGCGGCGCTGAACCAGCGCGGCGAGCATTACAAAGTCAATCAGTTACAGCACTACTCCGAGCGGCTTGGCCGGATGGTAACAAAATACGTGCTGGAAAAGGCAGAAACCGATGAAACTGGGAAGCATATCAGCACGCGCGTACTGGAGACTTACAGCATGGCGGATGTCGTAAAAACGCTGGCGAAAATCTATAGCGGGTGATCCCATGAATCTCACGCCAAAGCAGCGCGCTTTTGCGGATTTTTACATCGAATTGGGCAATGCGACCGAGGCGGCGCGCAGGGCGGGATACTCGGCGAAAACCGCCAAATCCATCGGAGCGGAAAACCTGACAAAACCTGACATAAAAATCTATATAGCGCGGCGGCAGGAAAAAATCGAATCCGAGCGCACGGCATCCCTGAAAGAGATCCAGGAGCTGCGCACGGCGATCATGCGTGGGCAGGAAAAAGACCAGTTCGGCATTGAAACCTCCATCGCTGACCGCCTCCGTGCGGCGGGCGATTTGGAGAAGTCGCTGCGTATCAAGGAAGAGCAGGAAACAAAGGCAGCAGCACGCGCATCCGCACATTATGAGCTGCCGGCGCGCGTACTAGGCCGGGCGTTTGTCGACATCAACCGGCGCATTCAGCCGAACATGACGTATGTCTTTGAAGGCGGCCGCGGCGGCCTGAAATCATCGTATATATCCCTGAAAATCGTCGAGCTGCTGAAAAACAACCCGACGATGAATGCCTGTATCATCCGCAAGATGGGCAACACCCTGAAAGACAGCGTGTATGCCCAGATGAAATGGGCGATCAACGAACTGGGGCTGTATGATGAATTCAACTGCAAGCTGTCGCCGCTGGAAATCATCCTGAAAGAAACCGGCCAGACGATCTATTTTCGCGGCTGTGACGACCCGCTGAAACTGAAATCCATCAAGCCGCCGTTTGGATATATCGGCATCCTGTGGAAGGAAGAAAAAGACCAGCTTTGCGGGCCGGAAGAAGAACGCTCCATCAACCAATCCGTGTTGCGTGGCGGTGCAGATTCTTATGATTTTTCGTCGTATAACCCGCCAAAAAGCAAATCCAGCTGGGTCAACAAGGAGCGGCTTGTCCCGAACCCGGGGCGCGTTTTCCATCATTCCAGCTACACGGAAGCGCCGCCGGAATGGCTGGGCGCGAAGTTTATCGCAGACGCGGAACACCTGAAAGAGGTCAACCCAGCGGCGTATGAGCACGAATATGAAGGCGTAGCCAATGGCGACGGCGGCAGTGTCTTTGACTATCTGGAGCTGCGGGAGATCACAGATGAAGAGATTTCGCATTTTGACCGCATCTTCCAGGGAGAAGACTGGGGCTGGTATCCCGATCCGTACTGCTTCATCCGTTGCTATTACGACAGTGACCGCGAGGCGGTGTATATCTACGCGGAGCACTATGCCAACAAGGAGTCGAACGAACAGACGGCGCGCTGGATCATCGAACACGGCTATGATGATTACACCATCACGGCCGATTCGGCAGAACCGAAAAGCGTCAACGATCACCGCGAAATGGGCCTGCCGGTCACCGGCGCCGTCAAAGGCCCAGGGTCGATCGAACACGGCATGAAGTGGCTGCAGCGCCGGCGCATCATCATCGACCCGGTGCGCTGCCCGAATGCAGCGAAAGAATTCTCAGAATACGAATACGAGCGGGACAGGGACGGCAACGTCGTCACCGGATACCCGGACGTGAATAACCATAGCATCGACGCCACGCGGTACGCACTGGAACCGCTGACGATGCGCAGGGGGGCAAGTGCATGACTGTAAATATTTTGGGGACGGAATATGAAATCATTGAAGCCACGGCGGCCGAAGATGCAATGCTTGAAAAATGCGATGGTTACTGCGACAAAACGGTAAAGACCATTGTTATTTCAAAAAAGGCCAAAGACTGCGACCTGAAAGACTTTAGCGTCTATCAGAAAAAAGTTATGCGTCATGAGATCATTCATGCATTTCTGTTTGAAAGCGGGCTGTCCGAAAACTTTACGCATCCGGAATACGGCCATGACGAAACATACGTGGACTGGATTGCTTCGCAGTTTCCGAAAATGTGCGAAGTGTTCAAGGAGGTTGGCTGCCTGTGAAAATCAATATCCCGCTGGACAGCGTGAAAAAGCAGATCCGCGAAGAATTCCGCATTGCGCCGCTGGTAACGCCGGAAATGCGCGAAGCGGAAGACCTGTGGATGCAGATCTGGATGGGCACCCCGCCGTGGGCAAACGATCAGGATCGCACCATCAATTTTGCAAAGGCTGTGACCGGCGAAGCCGCGCGCCTTGCGACGATGGGCGTCAGCGTCGAACTGTCAGGCTCTGCTCGCGCGGACTGGCTGCAGGAGCGGCTGAACGAAGAACTGATTCCGTTCCTGCGTGACATGGTGGACGTGGGCTGCGCTGCCGGCATGTTTTTGCTGAAGCCAACGCCGGACAGCATCGGTCTGTACACGCCGCCGGAATTTACGATCACGGCTGTGGATAACCGCAAGCGTGTGATCGGCGTCGTGCTGTATGACACAAAGGCAACGCCGGATTATTACTACGTCAAGGCCGAATACCACCGCTACGACGGGACGCATTATGTGGTTTCCAACCGCGCGTTCCGGCTGGCGAAGGGCAAAGCATCGGCATCACGTGTGAATCTGGATGAAGTGACGGATTGGGTGGGCATCCTGCCGGACGCCATGCTGGATGATACCGCGCCGCTGTTTGCCGTGTGCACCATGCCGGACGCCAACAACATTGACGGCGGCGCATGCGGTATGTCTATCTACGCCAACGCCCTGCCAGAGCTGCGGGGGCTGGACGTTGCATGGTCGGCGATGGTGGACGAAATTCAGGATTCCCGGTCGATTGCCCTTGTGGATGACCGTCTGCTGCGCGAACCAGGGCGGAAGAATGTTTCCGTGCGGCTACCGCGCTATGTGCAAAACGTTGCCGGTTCAGCGGCGGAAAGTTTTTATCAGGAAATCGACCGCAAGCTGAAAACCAGCGAACGCCAGACCGGCATCAATATGCTGCTGCAAAGCCTGTCGACCAAATGCGGCTTTTCGGAAGGCTATTTTAGCTATAACGAAAAGCAGGGCCTTGCCACCGCAACGCAGGTGGAAGCTGATGACCGCCGCACCATCCAGCGCATCAAGGACATCCGCGATCGCATCCAGGCAGCTGTGGATGATCTGATTCAGGCGCTGAACGACTACGCTGATATCTACGATCTGGCGCCGTATGGCACCTATACCGTGGCGTACAATTTCGGAGACATCACATACAGCTACGAAGAAGACCGGCAGAACACAAAAAGCCTTTGCCAGCTCGGCGTTTTGCCGTGGTGGATGTATCTGGTGCGCTTTGAAGGATTCAGCGAAGACGATGCGAAAGCGGCCTATGCCGAAGCCAACACGGCGAAACCGGGGCTGTTCCCTGATACCGAATGATCACCCCGGAACAGTTCCAGGAGATCGGCGAAACCCTGCTGCCGCTGCTGGACGACCTGACAGAATGGATCGCCCGCGACATGATCGAGCGCTTCATGATCCGCTTCGGCCGCGGCGAAGAAAAGCTGCTGACCGGCACGGATGAATGGCAGACGTGGGTACTTGAACAGGCCGGCGGCAATCTGGACGAGATCCAGAAGGCGTTGGCCAAAAGCACCGGCAAATCGCAGCAGGAGATCGCGAAGATCTTCAAAGACAGCGGCATTCAGGCAGCGAAGGCGGATGCAGAAGCCGCCGCCGTGACGTTTTCCGGCATCTCATCCGGCATGATGGCGATCATCACGGATGCATACGAGCGCACGGTAGGCGAAATTTCAAACATCACGCGCACAACGGCCGGCGCGACCAATCAGGCGTTTATCGACATCTGTGACGCTGCATATTGGAAGGTACGTACCGGTGCGCAGTCCTACACCGCCGCTATGCTGGAGGGCAGAAAAGAGCTGGGGCAGGTACAGCCAATCGTGCGCTATCCGTCCGGCCATAAGGACATGCTGGAAGTGGCGGTACTGCGCTGCATCCGCACGGGCGTGGCACAGTCATCCGGTAACATGACGATCCAGCAGTGCAAAGACATGGGCTGGAATCATGTGCTGGTGTCGCAGCATCTGGGCGCGCGTGTATCCGATACCGACCCAATCGCCGATCATGCCGGCTGGCAGGGCAAGGTGTACTGCATCGCTGGCAAGGACGCGCAGTTCGATAACCTGCTGGATGCGACCGGCTACCCGGAAAATCCGCTGGGCCTGTGCGGCTATAACTGCCGCCATTCCTTCACACCGTTCCTGCCTGGCGTTAGCCGGAACAATAACAAGCCGATCGATACCGAAGCCAACCGACGCGCGTATGAGCTGTCGCAGACGCAGCGCGCGATGGAACGCCGTATCCGTGCACAGAAGCGCAAGTGTGCGGCGCTGCATACGGCCGTGAAAAGCTGCGAAGATACGGCAGGCAAGGCAAAATTGCAGGAGAAATATGCGCAGTCCGCCAAGCGCCTACAGGATCAGAACGCGGTCTACACGAAGTTCTGCGCCGACAACGACCTGAAACCATACCACGAGCGGCTTGCCGTTGCGGGTTGGGATCGCTCGGCGGCGTCAACCGCGTCCGCGGCAGCACGGGCACAACAGAGAATTGCTGATGTGCAGGTTTCGCCTGCTCCGGCTACTAAAGCGGTTGAAAAACCTGCGAATGGTGGTATAATAGTTTCGGCGCAATATCCGGAATACAGCAGAATAATCAGCAGCTCTGACGCCGTTAGAGATGCCCAAAAGGCGAATCCGAACTACAACAAGCAAACATACGAATATACGAATAACTGCCAGCGGTGTGTTCCTGCATGGGAACTGCGGCAAAGAGGCTTTGATGTAATTGCGCAACCGTGTAAGCCATTGGGGGAGCACGACGCTTTCCAAATGTCGCCATTTTCAGTGTGGAATTTTAATGCATTTGACGCGGATATGTCTAAACGAGTTCAGGCTGATAAGGTTGGCACTGGTAAAGAAAAGATTATTGAGTTCCTAAAAGCGAGCGGGAACGGTGCAAGAGCCGAAATCGTTGTTGTTTGGGACTATGATAGAGAAAAAGCGCACGCATTTGCAGCAAAAAATATTGACGGCAATGTTCTGTTTATTGATCCGCAAAACGGGAAGAGCGGCAAGCTGGTTGAGGAATATTTTGACAGGACTGCAACAGGGAAAACAACGTGGCTGCGAATCGATAATTTGCCGTTAGTAGAGCAATACCGGGATGAGGTGATCAGAAACCCTTATGAATGACTTGAATAAAGCCTGCGAGATTGCTGTTGCAAAACAAAAGCAAGCATATGGTGCGAAATCCAAGGCAACAAAAATCAGCAAAATTGGCGAAACCAACGATTTGTATATAATTAGTTTTCACCCAGCATGCGGTTCAGTTGAATGCGGTGGTGGAGGGCTTCTTGTTTACAAGAAAGACTATTCCGTTGCCCACTATTGCATCCCGTCATATCCTCAAAATATATTTGAAATCATTGACAACGCGATTGACGTTGATGTTCCGGCGGAATATACATGATACTGAAAACTGTTTTATATAACAATCACGAAAACCATCTTACCAATCGGCAAGGTGGTTTTCTTATACCCAAAATCGAATCAGGATACGCAGGGGCGGACGGGAAACCGGCTGCCCCTTTGCCATATCACACGACCCCGCCGGTGGTTCATCCGGCTCAATCCACACAGTCGACGGGCTGTTAAAAATCACGTTCAGGAGGATTACGCATGAAGAACATCGAGACCATTCTTTCCGACTTCGGTATCACGATTCCGGAAGGAAAGGCGGCGGATCTGCGCAAAGCCGTCGCCGAGAACTACAAGACCGTGGCGGAATTCACCAAATTGCAGGAACGCCACGACGCGCTGGACACATCGCTGAAAGACGTGCAGGGCAAGCTTGCCGCCTTTGACGGCGTGGATGTCGCAGCGCTGAAAGGTCAGATCACGACCTTGACCAATGACCTGCAGACCGAGCGGGACAACCGCAAGAAGGACGCCGCTGCCGTGAAGCTGCGCAGTACGGTGGACACGTTCCTGTTGGGCAAGCATTTCGTCAACGACATCACGCGCGAAAGCATCACGGACAAGCTGGTGACAGCACTGGGGTCCGACGATGCGCGCGGCAAGTCGATCGACGACCTGTTTACCGGCCTTGTCACCGATCAGAACGGCAAGGAGATCCCCGGTATCCTTGTGGCCGATCCCGCCAGCAAGGCGCGCTTTTCGTCCGATCACAGCGGCATGGTGCCGCCGGCGGGGGGCGCAAAAGAATACGTAGCCCAGAAATACAAAAACAACCCGTTTTTCAGGGGCTAAGACTACGAAAGGAAATGATGATCTATGTCTATCCAGTATGGATCCATGTATGTCGATGAACAGTACAAGGCAACTGTTCTTCCCAACCTGTTTTATAAGACCTGGCTTGTGCCCGGCGTGACCTATCAGGACGTGATGGTCGACGGCGCCGGCGGCTGCTACTGGCACAAGCTGCCCTCCACCGCCGCGTCTGTCGGCACGCCCGGCCGTGACTTCACGGACACCGCTGCTGCTGACACGCTGGTTCAGGCCGTTTTCAACAACAACCTGCAGGCGTCGAAGAAGATCTACGGCGTGCAGGCGGCCGCTGTGGCGTTCCCGATCGCCGAGGAGCATCTGGCACTTGCCACCCGCGAAGTTGCGGAGGCAAAGAACCAGTGCGCGCTTGCCTGCCTGATCTCCGAGGGCACGGCGTCCACCAACACAACGAAGACCACTGCGGCCAACTTCAAGGCGCAGGTACTGGCCGAACGCAAAGCCATGGTCAAGGCAAAAGCCAACCCCACCATCGTGCTTTGCAGCCCGGACTTCTTCGCGACGATGCTGGAGTTTGCCGGTGAGAAGTATATCCCGACGTCCAACGAAATGCTGCTCGCCGCCGCTGCCGGCGGCCAGGTAGGCAGCTTCATGGGCTTTACCTGGATCGAAGTCAACGGCTTCGCGTCGTCTGCTGATCTTGCCTACTATCCGCACGGTGGTACGAAGGCCAGCGTCACGGCGGCGAACCTCGCGAAGGTGGAATTCATCATGTACGATCCGAACGCCTTCGGTGTCGGTGATAACTTTAGTATCGTCCGCATGGTCGACTCCGAGCTTTTCGCCGGCAGCAAGGCGCAGGTCGAGGAAAACGCCGCCCTGCGTGTGCTGGACGCTGCGCAGGTGCACGTGAAGTCCTACGCAAGCGCGTGATCGGCAGGTGAACCACGGTGTACGCGGATTTTGACACATACGTAAAGAGGTACGGTGACGATCTGTCCCCTTTCCGCGACGAAGTGACTGCTGCCCGCTATCTGCGAGCGGCGTCGCGGGAGATCGACCGCTTTACGTTCGACCGCTTCGGCGGCACGCTGCCGGAATCCACGATCGACGCCGAAAAGCTGCAGGACTGCGCGTGCGAACTGGCCGAATGCCTTTACCGCATTGACCAGGCGCGTGACAGCGCGGCTGAAACCGCAGACGTCGGCGGCGTAAAAACCGCCGGCCCTGTGGCGTCGGTGTCGTCCGGCAGCGAATCGATCACATATAAAGCGACCGACAACTGCAATACGACCGCTGCGAAGACCACAGCAGCGCGGGACGCGCTGGTGTTCGACATGCTGCGGCGCTGGCTTTCCGGCGTGGCTGTGGATGGCGTTCTTGTGCTATACGCGGGGGTGACGTGCTGATGCTGTTGCATAGCGATACGATCACGCTTTTTTCGCGCGTGCGCGGCGCGCGCGGTCAGGCCGATACGTGGGCGCGGCACGTGCTGGCCGGCGTCAAGATGGAAGCAAAAATCGCTATGACGCCAGGTACGACCGGCGATGTGCCTGGGCACTATGTGCTGCTGCTTGTCCCGAAAGCGGCCATTGGTGCGCTGACCTATGCGACGCCGGAAGTGTACCAGGCGGCGGATGACCGCAGCGGCATGATTGCGTTTCAGCCGGGCGATTATTTCTGCCGCGGCGAGCACGACTGGGCGGAATACGATGTGCTGTGCAAAGTCACGGAGTGCCACCGCATCACATCCTGCGCATGGTTCCGGCTGATTGCGCACTTCGAGGTGACGGCGTCGTGAGCGGCATTAAGCACTATAAGAACGTCAGCTATGTCAAGGGCCACGTCAAGGTGAACCTCCGGTTCGCAAAATACGGCCCACGATTCGCGAAGGCGCAGGAATGGCTGGGGAAGCAGGTGCTTGCGGACAGCAAGCTGTATATGCCGCTGAAAACCGGCAGTCTGCAGCAGCGCTCATATGTCACCGAGAGCGGCCGGCAGGTCGTGTTCCCCGGCCCATATGCGCGGTATCTGTATATGGGTAAGGTCATGGTCGACCCGGAAACCGGTTCGCCGTGGGCGCGCAAGGGCGCTGTGAAAGTTGTGACCGACCGCGATCTGCGGTTTTCGACCGGCGTGCCGCACTGGGCGGAAGTGGCCAAAAACGAACACGGAAAAGACTGGGCGGATGGCTGCAAACGGATCATCCTGGGGGAATCAAATGGTTGACACAAAAGATTTTTCAACGATTCTGAGCGGCTTGCTGAATGACTTCCCGGCCATCGGCGCGCGGGAAATCCGGTTCGGCGAGCTGGGCGACAAGTCCGGCGTCGGGATCTATCCGTCCGCTGCGGCGACGGTAATCAGCGAAACGACCGACATCATGGGCGGTGTGTACCAGAAATGCAACTATGCGTTTCGGGTGGTATATCGCGCCGTACCGCAGTCGGAAACTGACCGCATCCACATCAAGGGCTGGCTGGACAAGCTGGCGCGCTGGCTTGAAAAACAGCCGATCACGGCGGACGGCCAGCAGCACACGCTTGCCGCGTGGCCAGACCTCGGCGATGGCCGGACGATCACTGCATTTGTACAGGTGTCGGCGGCCTATTTGACCGGGCGCTATGCCGACGGTGTGGAAGACTGGGCCGTGTCCCTGTCGATGCGGTACGACAACAATTTTGAAAGGTGATGCATTATGCCTGAAAGTACGACTTTTAACACAACCGCGGGCCAGACGATTGCCCGCAAACTGCTGATGGCCTTCCTGAATACCGGAACGTCTTCCGCGCCGGTTTGGTCGATCGTCGGCAAGCGCGTGGAAGACAGCAGTCAGGAATATGACTGGAACAAGGAGACCACGCAGGACATCCTGGGCAACACGTTTACCACCATGTCCGCGCCGACCATCACGCAGACCTTTGACCCGTGCAATCTGGACGCCGGCGAAACCGCGCTGACGAAGCTGTGGCAGCTGGCGATCAAGGATCAGGACGTTGCGGCGCTGGCCGAGCAGGACATGATGATCGTGCACTGCTATGCCGGCACGAAGGACACGGCGATGTTCGCCGAACGATATAGCGGCTGTGCGATTGAAGTGAAGTCGCTGGGCGGTGACAAGACGGTGGACATGCCGTTTGACGTGACCGACGGCGGCACGCGCACGGTCGGCACGGCGGCCATTGCGGACGGCGTGGCCACGTTCACGAAGGCGACGGCATAAGGGGGTGACGGCGTGAGCAATAACATTTCCTTTGAAACCGGCCTGAAAGCGTTCACCATCAATGGCGACGCAAACCGGAAGATCTACTTCGACCCGAACGACATCGGTATCATCGACCGGCTGGAAGCGGCAGCGATGGCGATCAAGGCCAAAGCCGACGAAATGGGCACGCAGGAAAGCGATACGGACGCCCGCGCGACGATCCGCGAACTGGACGCCTACGCACGCGAACAGGTGGACGCGGCGTTCCCTTCGCCCGTCTGCGATACAGTGTTCGGCAAAGCCTACTGCGTTTCGCTCACGCCGTCAGGTTCCCTGCAAATCATTTCGTTCCTGGAAGCGGTTTCGCGCCAGATCCGGCGCGAGATGGACACTGCGACCGCTGCCGCGCAGAAACGCCAGGCAAAATACCTGGATAAATACAACGGCGGCGGTCAGCGCAGGAAGAAGCGCAGATCATGAATACCGGCCTGCCAAAGACTGCATGTATCGGCGTCCGGCGTTTTCGTATCCGCAGCGACTTCCGTGAAATTCTGGACATATGTGCCGCACTGAATGACCCGGATCTGACAGATCAGGATCGCGCCGAAGTGGCGGTCAAGATCTTTTACCCGGACTGGGATCAGATCACGGACATGGCTGCCGCGGTGAAATTCATGCTGTGGTTTTTGGATGGTGGTGTGGATCGCGGCGACCCGCGGCAGCAGCCGAAGCAGATGGACTGGGAGCAGGATTTCCCGATGATCATTGCACCGATCAACCGCGTAGCCGGGCAGGACGTGCGCGCGCTGCCGTATATGCACTGGTGGACGTTCATCGGATATTATATGGAGATCGGTGACTGCACGTTTTCCACGATCCTGGACATCCGGCGAAAGCTACGCAAGCACAAGAAGCTGGAAAAGTGGGAACGCGAATACTACGACGAAAACCGGGAATTGATCGATTTCAAGTCGGCGCATCTGACCGACGACGAAGATGAATTCATCCGGCAGCTGATGACAGGGGGTGTGCGCGATGGCTGATGTTGTCGGCGATCTGGTATACGAAGCAGCGATTGATAGCGGCAAGTTTGACGCGGGGCTTGCGAAGCTGGAAAACAACGCGAAAAAGGCCGCGAACAATGTGGACAAGGCCGCACAGAAGGTCGACGAATTGAAAAAGCAGCTCGCGGAGCTGCGGGCCGTCGAAGAAAGCGAAAAGAAAACCAGAAGCACCGGGACTGTGACGCAGGAAACCGGTGAAGCGATCCAGAAAACGACGCAGCAGCTGAAAGACGCGCAACTGCAACTGCAGGGATTGCAGGCGGACAAGGCCAAGGCAAACGACGCTATAGGCGCCTACATACAGAAGCAGCAGTCAGCGGCTGCATCGACGTCGAAAGTGTCCGAACAAATGGGCAAATTCGCAAAGCGCATTGCCACCATCGCGAAGAAAGTGTTTATCTTTACGATGATCGCGAAGGCGCTGCGCGCCATGCGGTCTGTGCTGCTGAACACCATCAACGCAGACAAGCAAATGTCTGCGTCCCTTGCGCAGATCAGGGGCAATCTGCTGACGGCCTTCGCGCCGATTTATAGTTTTGTTCTTCCCGCCATTCGGACGCTGCTGTCATGGCTGGCGAAGCTTACGGCCGTTATTTCGTCTGTATTTGGCGCAATCTTCGGTCAGACGGCATCACAGGCACAGGCCAACGCCAAAGCACTGTACCAGCAGGCAAACGCCACATCCGCAGCCGGTGACGCGGCGGAAAAAGCGAAGCGGCAGCTTTCCGGGTTGGACGAAATGAACCGCTGGGAATCAAACGACAGTTCCGGCGGCGGAGGCGGGGGCGGCGGGTCTGCCGCACCTGATTTTAGCGGCGTCAGCCAGGTCAAGCTGCCGGACAACGTCCAGGCGGGGTTGGCGAAAATCGGCGAAGCACTGCGTTCGATCATCGAATCCCTGAAGCGTATCTGGGATTCGCCGATCGTGCAGTACGTCGTGAAAAGTGCATTAGAAATGGTAATTCGGGCGGTGATTTCGGCGCTGAAAGGTGTGTCGCTGATTCTTGATGGCATTGCTGACATTTTGAATGGGAATTTGAAAGATGGGGTTAACAAAATAGCCGAAGGAATCTTTGAACTGTTTACGGCTGTCATAGTTGCTTTTGCGACCGCAGTTGCGAGATTGCTTGAATTCTGTAAACAGCTGGCCGTCAGCTTTTTTGAATGGCTTTCTGGGAAATGGGCGACAGTAAAGAGCTGGTTCGATAACATCATTGATAGCATCGATGCGGCCTTTGAGCAGTTTCTTGCCAACGTAGAAGAGGGCGTTGCAGCGGCAGTGGACTGGGTCATCGAAAAATGGACGGCCGTAAAGGACTGGTTCAGCGGCCTGTGGGAAAAGGTCTCATCCGGCGCTGTAGCTGCGTGGGATGGAATCAAAAGCGCCTTCAAGTCTGTGCCGGAGTGGTTTCAGAGCAAATTCCGAGACGCATGGCAGAAGGTCAAAGACGTGTTTTCGACCGGCGGCCGTATCTGGTCAGGCATCAAAGAAGGCATCGAAAGCACTTTCCACACGGTCGTCAACGCCATCATTCGCGGCATGAACACGATCATTGCCGTGCCGTTCAACAAGATCAATTCCATGCTGAATACGATCCGCAATGCGCACTTCCTTGGCATTTCCCCGTTCCAGAATATGTGGGGCGTGAATCCACTACCAGTGCCGCAGATCCCGATGCTGGCGCGCGGCGCGGTCATCCCGGCGAACCGGCAGTTCCTTGCCGTGCTGGGCGACCAGCGCAACGGCAACAACCTGGAAGCGCCGGAATCCCTGCTGCGCCAGATCGTGCGCGAAGAAGCCGGCAGCGCTGGCAGCCGATACGAATTCATTGCGCGTCTGGATCGCCGCACACTGTTTGATGAAGTAATCACCGAAGCAAAATTGCGGAAAGGGCAAACGGGCAAAAACCCGCTTGTAGCGGTGTAACACATGGCACAGGAATACATTAAAATTCGAAAAAGTCCGTCGGATGACTGGCTGGTACTTCCGCAGCCGGATTCCGGTGCGCTGACGTACGACTTTGAAACAACTTACACGGAGGACAGCGGCCGCACCCAGACCGGCGCGGCCGTTGTCAGTCCCCTGTTCACGGTCGAAGCGCTTGGATATAGCCGAGCGGCTGTCAGTAAAACCATGCTGTCGCAGATCCTGAAGATCATCGCCAAAGGCCAGCAATTCCAGCTGCACTACTTTTCCGCCTATTATGGCGCGTGGTGTCAGGCGTGGTTTTACGTCGGCAAAGGGCAGCTGAATATCGGGCGCCTGAACGAAGACAAGGAGCTGTTTACGTCCCTGGATTTTAACATGGTCAGCGTCAATCCGCTGACGTGATTGGGGGTGACATGATATGCGAACAGTCGAAAGTCAAATCACAAGCGTCTACCCGTCGCAGACAAACTTCGTGGTTGAAGCGACTTTTACGTGGGATCACGATGTGACATTGGCGTATTATGGCAGCACAACTGTGACGCTCAAGGCGGGGGAGCACCTACCGGTAGACGGGGCGTGTTTTCGTCCTGGTGGAACGAAAATCACAGCGCAGATATCATCCGGCAGTTACCCGGTCGGGCTTTCCGCGTGCAAATGCGCAACAATTGAAATGTACGATGGTGGGTGGCAAAACGTCGATAACCGGAATCTATACGAAGGAGCGACCGTGCACCTGAAGGCAGATATCGAAATCGACGGCAATGGATACCTGGTTCCAATGGGCAGCTTCAAGGTTTATGAAGTGGAAACCGTGCACGAAGTTACCACACTTACTTGCTACGATGCCATGAAGGAAGCGGACGTGCTGTGCCCGACGGAGATGCAGGGAGAGCACAATTACATAGAGCTATGGAGGCTGGCAGCGACTCGGCTCGGCCTGACGCCAAGCGCGATTGATAATGATTTGGGGTATAACGCGCTGGGAACCGTGGACGCACAGCACACCATCCGGCAGGTGATCGAAGCTATCGCGCTGGCCTGCGGTGGCAATGCCGTGGTGTCTGGGGATGCACTGTATGTGCGACCGATTACATCTACAGCAGATGTGACGTTAACACAGTGGATTAACCAACTGGAAGTGGCAAGTACGCCGGTCGAAGTCACTGGAGTGCGCGTGAAAAAGACGTTCGCCAGTGACGGGCAAGAGCACACGTATTTCTTCGGCGCCGGAGGCTACGTTATCGAACTGAATGACGACAACCTGTGGTTGGGCATCGAAGGGCCAGCAGGGTCGATCACGGTCGCTGCTGAAGCAGTCGCGGAAACAGCGTACGAGCAGCTGAAAAACAAGCCGATCTATAAGTTCTCCGGCGATCTTCCGGCCGACCCGCGGCTTGATATTTTCGACAAGGTTATCGTCAAGGACATCAACGGCCGGGAATACCCGTCGATCATCATGAACTACACGTTCGTGTTTTCCGGGAAAACGTCGATTGGCAACAGCGTGGAGTCCAGCAGCAGCTACAACACATCCGATAGCGGTCCTTCCGGATCGTCGCCTTCCGGTGGTGGCGGTGGGGGCACGATCGATGTGGACAGTGCACTATCAACGACCAGCACCAACCCTGTCCAGAATAAAGTTATAACTGCCGCGCTGAATAGCAAAGTGGATGAGGACGAAGAAATAACAATCTTGGACGTTGTTAACATGTGGAACGATACCTGACGGGAGGAAAAATTATGGCAACAAAATACACAGGGCAGAACGCCCTGAACAAGCTGATTCAGTTGGTGAAGACGGCGCTCAACAACAAGGCAGACAAATCGGCGCTCGACGGAAAGCTGGATGTTACCGGCGGCACGATTTTTGGCGATCTAAAGGTGAAAACGAACGCGGAGGGCACGGGGAACATTGACGTAGAGGGCGAGATTCGTGCGAGCGGCATGGCTCGCGCGATGACTGTATACGCAACGAACACTGTGCGGTCGGAGCTGATGGTCGATACGCCACTGCTTAACTTGAAACCTTCGTCGTCTGAGAAGTCAGTGCAGGTTCAGCAAGATGGGGATACCGCCGTGAAAATGGAGTGTTTTGACGGTACCCTTAGTAAGGGATACGCGCGCTTGGAGATTGGCACGCCGACGGACGCGAATACCAATGCGGCCACGACCGTGGAATATGTGAAGAACAAGGTCTCCGGTCTTCAGACGGCTTCGCAGGTGCAGGACGCGATCAAAAACGCGATCACGGGCGTATACACGCCGAAGGGGTCGATCGCGTTTGCGTCCCTGCCTGTGCCGGTTGCCGGTAAAGCCGGCTGGGTGTACAACATCAAGGATGCGTTCACGACGGATAACCATTTTATCGAAGGCGAGGGACGCGACTACCCTGCCGGAACGAACGTCGTATGTGCGGAAATCAGCGCCGGTGATTACGGCTGGGACGTGCTTGCAGGGACGATCGATCTGACAGAACTGACCGCCACAGAGGTGCAGAAACTCTGGGACTCCATCTGACGGGGGGCTGACTTATGCAGACAAGCGGAAGTGCAGCGATCAAAAAGCTGATCCAGCTTGTAAAATCCGCGCTGTCCGACAAGATGGACAAGGCGGGAGGAACTTTTACGGGCAATGTCTCCGGCAAGTACTTTACCGGCACGTGGCTGCAGACGCTGGAAGCAACTGACCTCGGCCGCGCACCCGGTAAAATTGCCGTGCTTGACGAGTCCGGCTGGGTGTACTATCGCACGCCGGCGGAGCTCAAATCCGATATCGGCGCAAGCGGCGGCGGAGTCGATGTCAGTACGGTGCTCGACAAGGTGTATCCGGTCGGCTCCATCTACATGAGCGTAAACAGCACAAATCCAAAAACGCTGTTCGGCGGTACGTGGGTACAGATCAAGGACAGATTTCTTCTCGCTGCTGGCACGACCTATAAAGCCGGTGCGACCGGCGGAGAGGCGGCACACACGCTTACCGCAAGCGAGATGCCGAGCCACAACCACGCGGTGTACCACCCGAATGCCGGAGCTGCTGACCACTCCGCGCCCGGCAACTATCCAGATGGCCCGTCTGACAGCACGTATTATGCGATTGGCAGCTACACGTCCAGCGCTGGCGGCGGCACAGCCCACAACAACATGCCGCCGTACTTGTCTGTGTACGTGTGGAAGCGGACGGCGTGACTTGAAGGGAGGGAAACATCGTGATACGTGGCACTACGCCGACATTTGAGTTTACGCTGCCGATGCTGACTGACGAGATCGCAGCCGGATATATCACGTTTGCGCAGGATGGCAGTGTTGTGATCGACAAGGATCTGGCGGACTGCACGTGCGCCGGTAGCACTGTGACACTACACCTGACGCAGGAGGAAACACTCAAGCTGTCGCAAAACACGAGGACAGAGCTGCAGATGCGCGTGCGCACGACGGGCGGAGAGGCGCTTGCAACGCGGGTGTATACCGTGCCTACCGAGCGCATCCTCAAGGATGGGGTGATCTGATGCTGCGGATCGATGTGGCATTTAAGCAGACCAGACAGACGCTGGAGCTGGACATGGCTGCAGGGGATCAGACGCTTGAACTGACGTTTGACAATTTTCAGCGCGTGGACGGCGCTGCGGACTACTACGACGGCGCATATGACGTGACGCCGCTGATCACGGCGCAGAGGCTACCAACGCGAAGCAAGACGATGCGCGACGATGTGCGCATCGAGATGATCCCGACGCGGGAGATCCCGAACGCCGCTGGCGGCGTAACTTTTATCGTTGGAGGCTGACTATGGCATACAGTAAAATTATTTATGGCGGCAATGTGCTGATCGACCTGACCGGCGACACCGTGGCCGCGGACAAACTGCTGGCAGGTATCACGGCGCACGGGAAGGACGGCGAGGAGATCACCGGCACTTGCGCGTATGACGCCGCCACCGGCGACGCCACTGCCGCGGAGGGCGAAATCCTGCTCGGCAAGACGGCGTATGTGAAGGGCGCGAAGAAGACCGGCACGATGCCGAACCGCGGCGCCGTGACGGGCAAGATCGCCACCAAAGCGGGCGAGTACACTGTCCCTGCGGGCTACCACAACGGCGGCGGCAAGGTGGGCATCAGCTCGACCGAGCAGGCAAAGATCATCGCGGGCAACATCAAAGCAGGCGTGACCATCCTCGGCGTGGAGGGCAGCTACTCCGGCGCGTCGATCAAGGCGCAGGCCAAAAGCGCCACGCCAAAGACGACCGCACAGACTGTGTCGCCGGACAGCGGCTATGACTATCTGTCGAGCGTGACGGTCGCGGCAATCCCTTACGCAGAGGCCGCGAACCCTGCGGGCGGAACGACCGTGACGATCGGGTGACGATATGGCGGTCAGCAAAATCGTATATGACGGCAGGGCGCTGATCGACCTGACAGCCGATACGGTCACGGCGGACGCAAGCCTCGGCGCGGACGGGGACATCTATCTGGATCTGGGGTGACACATGAACGAACTGATCTATCACACCATCACACCGGCCGCGCAGGAGGTCGGCGGGGACTATATGCTGATCTTGACGGCGGACAGCACCATCGACGAGATCGTGCAGTACATTCTGTTCAGCAAAGTGATCTGGTTTTACGACGGGGCGCTGTATCATCAGGTGTTCGCGTTCGAGGACGTCGAAAACGCCATGATCGTGTACTACTACAGGACGGACGGAAGCGTGGCGTCGCACCGGGTAGGTGACGGCGCATGAGGGTCGAGGGTCGGCAACTCAGAATCGTATATGACAACGCAAAGCAGTATCTGACCGCGGACAACTGCGCGGTTGGCGTGGAGTCTTACGGAAACGGCGTTGTCATCAAATCTACCGCGCGATCTGGATACGCTATTTTCAACGACGCAGCAAAAGCTGTTCTGTTTCCGAATGCAAAGGCACGCCCGGTAAAGGCAGACAGCCGTATCGCTTGCGGCGCGTCCATCAATAACCGCAGCAATTATTGCGCGTTAGAGTTTGGCGGCATAGAGGTGCACAAGGTGCTGTGTTCGGACGAGGTCGGCGAGCAGGACGGGCTTACCAGCACGGCGATCACTGGGGCGACATCGGCGACAACGATCCGGTATCACCTGCACATCAACAACGTGTTCATCGCCGCCGCGTGCTCGGTCGGGCAGCTTACCCTGTACTTTAACCGATATTCATGTGCTGCAAACGCGGTTGGGAACGGGATTGCATCCGCGACCGTATCGGATGCGGAACCGTGGGACGGTGACAGTGTGACCTTCACGGCCACGCTGGCGGCGGGTGCGGCGTTTGACGGATGGTACAGCGATGCGGCGTGCACGCAGCGTGTCAGCACAAGCCTGTCGTACACTACCACGGCCACAGATCTGACGCTGTACGCCAAAGCGACGCAAGCAGCGCCGACCGGTACAGGCGTCTACATCAAGCGCGCAGGGGTGCAGATACAGGCCGCTGCGGTATGGCGGAAGGCAAACGGTCTGTGGGTGAAATCGGACAAGACCGCGATCGAGGCGGGAAAAAATTATCGACTCAGTCAGCGGTGAATGAGGTGAATGAGGTGAATATTGTGAATGTTGTTGAGGCATTTGTGACGCGGAACCCGATGTATAGGAATCCCACAAAGATCCCGGTGCGCAAGCTGGTGCTGCACAGCGTGGGCTGTCCGCAGCCGAGCGCCGCCGTATTTGCGCGGCAATGGCAGACGGCACGGTATTTTGCGCACGCCGTGCTGCAAGCGGATGGCACGGTGTATCAGGTGCTGCCGTGGGACTATCTTTGCTACCATGTCGGCGCGGCGAACGCATACAGCATCGGCGTGGAAATGACTGAGCCGGACTGCATCCGCTACCTCGGCGGCGCGACATTTGTGTGCTCCGACTGGGAGCGGGCAATCGCGCAGGTGACTGGCACGTACAACACGGCAGTCGCGCTGTTTGCGCAGCTCTGCACGCAGTTTGGGCTTGACCCGCGCAGCGACATCATCTCGCACGCGGAGGCGAGCGCGATGGGCATTGGCACGGATCACGCAGATCCGGAGCACCTGTGGCGGCAGCTCGGCCGGGGCTACACGATGGACGGCTTCCGCGCGGATGTCGCGGAGGCGATGAACGAAAATGACGACAAGGAGGACGATGACATGATTAGGTATACTACGATTGATGATGTGCCGGGCTGGGCGCGCGGCACAGTCAAGGAAATGATGGACGCAGGTCTGATCGCCGGTACGGGCGGCGGCAGACTCGATTTGAGCGATGATATGCTGCGGATGCTGTATATCATGTGGCACATGCGTGATAAGCGCTATGGCCGCGTCGTTGACGGCAAGGTGATGGACGTGCCTGCATGGGCGATTGATAGCCTGCAGGAGCTTGTGGATAAAGGCGTGCTTGCTGGCGTAGGCGATGGCAAGCTGGACTTGTCCATGGACATGCTGCGCACGCTGGTGATTGCGGCGAACATGGATAAATAAAATAAAAACGGAGGAATACATATGACTGCACCGAGTAAAGCGATGGAATTGAAGGCGGCGATCACGGCCATTTTTGCAGCGATGACAGCCTTTTGGGGATGGACGGGCTGGCTTGTGATCGTGTGGCTGACCGCGATGATCCTGGACTATGCAACGGGATCGTGGGCGGCGCTGTCGACCGGATCGTGGGACAGCGCTGTAGCGCGTGCCGGCCTGTGGCACAAGCTCGGCAGTATCGTGGCCATGCTGGTCGCACTGCTCCTGGATGTAGCGCTGTCGGCGATTATCAATTATGGCGGATTGGGGTTTGAGCTGCCGTTTACATATAAAACGGCATTTTTGCCGCTGGTGGCTATCTGGTACATTGTAACGGAACTGGGGAGCATTATTGAGAACGCTGCGCGCCTTGGCGCACCGGTGCCGAAGTTTCTGATCAGCAGCTTGAAAAAGCTGAAAGACAAAGCGGATGAAGATAAATAAAGCAATGGCGCTGCCTTAACTGGCAGCGCCATTTTCTTTATCTGTGAAGTTGTTTTTGCCCTTGAATTTTGACAACACTTTTGACAACAGTTTGCGTCTCAAAATGTTCCGGAGCGCGCCGAAAGAAAAACGAAGAAACCATTGAAAAATCAAGGTTTTCTTGAAATTTCAATGGTTTCCTTTTGGTGCTCCAGCGGGGATTCGAACCCCGGACACCCTGCTTAAAAGGCAGGTGCTCTGCCTACTGAGCTACTGGGGCATATCGGTGTGAAAAGTTATCCGCTATCCAAAACATCAGACGCGAATCCAGCGAGAAATTCGCACCCAACAAATGCTCAGACGCGAATCCAGCGAAGCGATTCGCGGCTGAAGAAGGAGCTGGTGTTCGGAAACGGATGCTTTCTGCTTGCAGGAAGCAGGAGTTGGAAGAACATCAGCGACGTGGCTGGGATGGCGGGATTCGAACCCACGATATCAGAGTCAAAGTCTGGTGTGTTACCATTACACTACATCCCAATATCGGGGCAAAAATCATCGGGGATCGGGATCACTCCCAATCCCCGATTTCGTGGGGTGGGTAAAGGGGTTCGAACCCTCGACACCCGGAACCACAATCCGGTGCTCTCCCGACTGAGCTATACCCACCATAGGTCTGAAATGGTACGCCAAGAGGGATTCGAACCCCCGGCCTACTGCTTAGAAGGCAGTTGCTCTATCCAACTGA